ACACTACCTGACCCTTGAGTCATTAAATGTGGATCATATGTCTCTAAATCTATGGCTACTTCTTTAACGCCGGATAGATCTTTTAATTCTTCTGGTGCAACCCATTCAGTTTCAGGTGCAAATAATGGCATTTGTGTATTTCTCATGTGTAATCCCTTTCTAATATCATTTCTAAATAGTGTATAGCTTTTTTCACGTCTTCTTCTCCTCCTTTGTGATTATGTCTACAGATATATTTTATAGCGTTGCCTTCTGCAAATAGCAACTTATTTTTGTTAATAAATTCTGCGGGTTGAATAATCATTTTTTTATAATGACTACCTCCCACTTGTTTTTCTAATGACTTCATTTTTTCTCCTTTTCATAGTCTTCATATTCTTTGATTAATCTTTCTGAAGGATGATAAACTTCCACATGACAATGACAATTTGGACAAGATAAATTACTAACCATATCGTAATCTTCATTATCTTCAGTATCGTGATCTCCACCCCATATTAACTCTTTATTACAGTGCCAACAGTTCATATTAATACTTTCGTTATCAAATGTGCTAAAATTGAAAAAAAAGTTATGAGGATAATATCCTCGTACGCGCCATAGTCATCATTCATAATATATAGGCCCTATCAAAGTTTCTTGGATCTAACACATGCAATTCACGCTTCGCTCTCGTCGCTCCAGTATAAAATAATCTATGTAATTCATCTGGGTCATGACTAAATGTTTCTAAGGCTGCATTAGTTATATCTTGCATAATTAAAACTTTATCGGCTTCTCCTCCTTTGGCTCCATGTATTGTTGACATTATTATACGAGGATTTTTATTTATAGCTTCACCATTCGCCCTCATATTACGAATGTAGTTCTCTGTCATAGTGTCTAGACCTTCAAAAGAATCATACCAAACTTTATCAGTCATTAATCCTTGCTTCTCTTGACACTCTTTCATTGAATATTTAATTTCAGAGTTTAATGTTTTACCTTTTTGAAAACCCATAGACACATTTGAACCTAAGTATTCATAAATATTTTTAATTTCTAAATGATTTAATAGTTCACCTTTACGCCAGTTTTCCCAATTGTTTAAAGCTAATAATAATTTTAAAGAAATAGAATTAAAACCTTTATATTGATAATACCATCCTTGCATCTCACATAACTCTTTAGCACCATCTAAAAAATAGTTTGCTGAAGATAATACTAACCAATTACCCTCACTCATATCTACTTGTGTAATATCAGAGTATCTTTTTAGTAATCCTATTTCATCTCTAGGTTTATATTCTTTTTCAAATCTATTCTGAACCTTACTTATTATTCTTTGTGATAATTCATGAATAGGACCACCTGGAATTCTATAAGATTGATCTAATACTTTTATGTCATTCACTTCTTCTTTTAAAGCTATGAAATGATCTACATCTGCACCGGCCCATTTGAATATTGCTTGATCATCATCTCCCGCTATATAAGTTTTCTTTGCATACTTCCAAAGATGTCTAACCATTTCCCATTGTAGTAAAGATAGATCTTGTGCTTCATCTATAAATAATACTTCAAAGCTACCTGGTAATGATTTTTCTATAAAATCTTCTAATAAATCTGTAAAATCTTTTAGTCCTTTTTCTTTTTTAAATCTGTTTAATTCCTCTGCTAATAAAAATAAAGTTCCTCTTTCTATATCTAAAATGTTTTTTCTTGAATCATAGTACTCCATCAAGTCCATACGTTTTACTCTAGCAGTATTAATAATAGTTAAGTATTCATTATCAGAATTAAATGTACCATCTTCTGACGAATAACTTGCTGTCTTAATAGGTATGCCACATTTCTGCCCAAATTCCTTATAGTCTTCCGGTTTCATCATTCTTTCTTTAGTCATTCCTAAATTTCTAAAAGCTAATGAATGTAGTGTTCTAAAATTAGATAGATCATTTTCTAGATCTAAGTTAAATTTCTTCGCCGCTCTATTAGCTGCTTCTGTAGCTGCCTTCTTAGTAAACGAAAAGTACCCAATTTGCTTGGGACGTACACCCTGCTGTATAAATTCATCAACTAAATTTAATAATGTAGTTGTCTTACCTGTTCCTGGCGGTCCTAATATTATAGTTTTCATGTTTTTATTATATTTATACTTCTATTTTTACCTGGTAGTATTGTTATCCATCCTCTTTCTTGTAGTTGTTTTATTTTTGTTGCGATACCACATTTAGAATTCAAATCTAATCCTACCATCATCTCATCATAAGAAGGTGATATAGTATTTTCTTTAATATAATCTTTAACAAAATTAAAGAGTTTTAATTGTTTTTTAGTTACACCATATTCCATTAAAAATGTTCCTCCTGATATTCTACTTTAGAAACCGCAACATCTAAGTGTTTCATAGTTTTTATTTTAATTAATCTAGGTTGTTGTTTTTTAACTCTAACTCTTGATTCCTCAACAAACACATCTAATTGTTTTAATAAATTACCTGTTTGATTTTTATCTTTATCCCAGTTATTTCTTTTACAAAAATTAAAGAAATCTTCCATTCTAAAATAAGTAAAATCATCTTCTGTGTAGGGAAGTTTATTAAACACATCATCCATAGTTCTTGCACTTTGTCTATTGGTAGTCCAATCTTGCAAGAGTCCTGTGATTTCATTCATAGGATTTAAAGATTCTAAAGGTTCTACTTCTTGTAGTCCCGTCATCATTGGTTTTAAAAAATGTTGTTTCCAATCTTTTGGTTTTGGTACAGGTACAATTAAATTAGCTTGATCTAAACATGCTAAAGCAAACATTCCTGGATTATAAAGTTGTTCTGATTTTAATTCTATTCTAATTTTATCTACATCTAAAAACCATTGTGGTGGTGTTGAAGCATATTTAGTTAAGGTTCCAATCACTGGCATTTGTTCTTCACCAAATCCTACACCAAATCTTTTTGTTCTACATAAACCAGATTGACATACAGCATTAATAGGTGCATCTTTACATCTGTATTTGTCATAACCTTTTCTATTAACTGATTTAATTAATTGTTGGACCTCATTATTATTTAAAGGCGGTTCCATGTATTTTATATTTGCTTTTACAATTTCATCTTCCCAACTATCTGGATTAGCTTGCTTATAATAAACTGCTATATTAAATAATGCATTATTTCTAGACCCCTCACCAAAACCAATTGCTGCCAATTTATTTAGGCAAGGAGGTCCTCCTGGAAAAGCTTCTTCTATCTTCTTCTCTTCCGTCTTGATTTTTTCAACTTCTTTTTTTGTACAACTATAGGTATCATAAAGCTGATAAAATTCCTCAAGTGTACAACCGTCGCCTGCATCATTGATAGCATATCGTAATCCTTTCATTTGATTGTGGTAAGGTAAGTTTAAAAAGTTTCCAGTGTCACCACGTTCCACTAAAATCTCAGTTTGTTTTGGAAATATTTCAGATCCATCATACCCAAGTATAATAGACATTTGTTTTAATTTTGATTGCATCAAAGATGCAGGAATGTTTTCTTTTGTAAATAAAAATACGTGAGCACCACCGGATTTGGATCGGCAGACTATTACAGGGAGTTTAAAATCCCTAATACTTTTAATGAGGCTAATGTGATCGAGGTCATATTGATCAATATCAATACAGCCCCACCTACAATCATTATTTTCTGTGATAGGGATAATCCCAAGGGCTGGGCCCTTTCCTTCAAGATGATTGGTCCAGAGATCGTCTGTAACTGTTTTACGAACAATAAAGGCTTTACCTTTTTGTTTAGTTCCATTTTCTCCTCTGTCACCGGGCTGATACTGACCATATGCTATTGTTAATCCGCTAAAAATTTGTTTGAACTTATTCATATATTCCTTTCTACGTTATTTGTAAAGGGGGATCTTTCAATCCCCCCAATTAAATTTAGTACGGAGTACTATCTTTAGATTTATCTTCTACGTCTTCCTTAGTCTGCACATCACCTTTAGCGACACTAGTATTAAAATCTTTAGCAGTTATGTATAAAGATTTATCCTCTTGTCCCATGATCCTGTCTTGTGTGATAGCCCAACCATACCAAGAACCTTTATCATTCTTTTGTAGAGTGGAAGCCAAATTATACACAACTCCATGCATTGGTGGTATTGCATAGCCACCTTTACCGTCAGCAATTTGTATGGTTTTCATCATAGAATTCCAATTTTTACTAACACTAAGTTGAGTAGATTTCATAGTAATCAACGCTGGTGTCATTCCACCCGCCTTAGTCTCCATTAAAACATAGTAATAAGAAGTTTCTTCTAAATAGTTACCATTTGGTAATCTAATTTTAGCACCTTCTCTTTTACCAGTTTGAATTACCGGACTAGTAGGTAAATGTACTGCTACTGTAGTAGCAAAAGCATCCCCTCTATCTGATTTTTCTGGGTAATCTTTTTTATAATAGCAAGGAATGACCTTGATACCTTTTTTACCATCAAACACTTCTCCGGTAACATTATTGAAAATCATACCAGGTTTAGCACCCTCTATGTATTTTCCATCACCTTCGTTTACTTGTGCTGATAGCTGTCCTAAGATTCTGACATATGGCAATGCCATATCTTCTTGTGTCATATTCTCAAAACCTTTTTGTAGGTCCTCACCAAATAAGGCTGCGGATCCTGTGTCTTTTGTTTGTACTTGTGTACTCATATTATATTCTCCTTTATTTTCGGGTTATTTTAGTCTTGTCTTTAATCCACGTATTAAAAACATCAGAAGGCATGTCGAGCCCGGACTCAACACGCTCCTGGAACAGAGCAGTTAATGTATTCCACGCCGCATCAGATTTCTGTTGTGGTTGAAAGCCATTCTCTGCTGCAAGGTCCAACAATTGTTTCGCCTTGTTATCTTCTCCTTTACCAAACGTTACAAAGATATTGTTTTTAATAATATCTCCTAACCCTTGATCACGAAGCCATTGGTAGGCTGCATCTCTTTTCACTTCATCTTTTGGAAGTGTGCACCTAAATTCTTTTTTAACAGAAACTTTAGAACCATCTGCAAGTTTAATTTCACTTAAACCTTGCTCAGCTAAAAGTTCTGGAATTACATTTGAACTAATGTGATCCGCCTCTTCTTTTTTAGCTTTTAACTTTTCTTCTAGTTCTTCTATTTCATCTTCTTTTTGTTTTAAATTTATACATTCTGCTGCAATCGTAGATACTTCTACATTGTCTAAAAGATCTTTCGAATCTTTCAACATCATGTTTGTTACTTCATTACTCATTGTTATCCTTTCTGATAAAGATCGAAGTTAATTGGATAGTATTTAGACTCTCGTCGATCCCATTTCAAGAGGTTAAATTTGCCGTTGGTATTATTACTTACTATTGCACCAGATACAACCATTATTGCTGGATCTCCTGTTAATAATATGTAATCTTGTTCTCTCACATCTCTCAAATTCTTTCCCATTTTAAAAACAAAAGGACTTGACGAGAATACTATTTGTGAATCTGGACCAAAGTTTGGTAAACAAATTACCAAGTAACCAAAGTCAGATGCACCTAATATATTTATATTAGCAGGTGGATGTTGTAATACATAAACAAAACTTTCTTTAGGATTCTCTTCTTTAAAAGCTAAAAAATCAGCTAAAGATTTTGGTTTATATAACTCAAATATTTTATTTTTCATTTTACTACTTTCTAATTATTCTATTAATTCTATTATTATCTTGACTATCTATATAATAGTATTTATACATTTGTCAACTAGAAAGAAGAAAATAATTATGAATTATAAATTTAAAACAAAACCTTATGCACATCAAATTACTGCATTAGAAAAATCATGGGAAAAGACAGAGTACGCATATTTTATGGAAATGGGTACAGGTAAATCAAAAGTATTAGTGGACAATATGTCCATGCTTTATGATAAAGGTAAAATAAATGGCGCATTAATTATAGCACCAAAAGGTGTATATAGAAACTGGTTATCGCAAGAAATACCTATACATTTAGCTAGCCATATTAAACCTACAATGGTACTATGGACGGCTTCAACATCTAAGACAAAGGATAAAGAGTATCAATCATTATTTGAAACAGGATATGATCTACACATCCTAATTATGAATGTTGAGGCATTCAGTACAAAAAAAGGTTTAGAATTTGCAGGAAAATTTCTAAGAACTCATAGAACTTTAATGGCTGTGGATGAATCAACTACCATAAAAACACCAACTGCAAAAAGAACTAAAGCTATTGTAGCTTTAGGTAAAATTGCAAAATATAAAAGAATACTTACAGGATCTCCTGTAACTAAAAGTCCATTAGATTTATTTAGTCAATGTAACTTTTTAGATGATGATCTTTTAGGTTGTGGATCATTTTATTCTTTTAGAAATAGATATGCAGTTATGAAAAATGCTAATTTTGGTGGTCGTAGGGTACAAATTATAACTCATTATCAAAGATTAGAAGAATTAGCTGAAATATTAAAAGAGTTTTCTTATAGAGTATTAAAAGAAGATTGTTTGGATTTACCTCCAAAAGTCTATATTAGACGTGAAGTAGAGCTTACTGAAGAGCAAAGTAAAGCTTATGCTACTATGAAATCCGCGGCCCTCGCTCTACTAAAAGGCAAAATGGCTACCGCGCCCCACGTACTAACGCAAATGATGAGATTACATCAAATTACATGTGGTCATTTAAAAAATGATGATGGTACAGTAACTAATCTTAAAAATAATAGACTTAACGAGTTATTAGATGTACTTGAAGAAGTTGAGGGTAAAGTAATTATCTGGGCTAACTATATTCATGATATTGAAGCTATCGTAGAAGCTGTCTCTAAAAAGTTTGGAGATAGATCTATTGTACAATACTATGGAGCAGTTTCTTCAGATGAAAGACAAAAAACTATTGATAGATTTCAAGATAGAGAATCCGATGCGCGGTTCTTTGTGGGTAATCCTCAAACAGGAGGTTATGGTATTACTTTAACTGCAGCTAATAATGTTGTTTATTATTCTAACGGTTATGATTTAGAAAAAAGATTACAATCAGAAGATAGAGCACATAGAATAGGTCAGGAAAAATCAGTAACATATGTAGATCTTATAGCACCAAAAACTGTTGATGAAAAGATAGTAAAAGCATTACGATCAAAGATGAATATTGCCAATGAAATTATGGACGAGGATTGGCGAGAATGGATTTA